CTGTGGAACGCCATCACTGCTGGCTCTATGACGATCAGCATCGATGGTACGCCGCACACGCTATCGAACCTGAACTTCGGCTCTGCCACCAACATGAATGGCATTGCCAGCATCATCCAGGCAGCACTCCCAGGCGGCACGCAGGTGATCTGGGATGCCAGCAATCATCGCTTCAAGGTGCGTGGCATCGTCACCGGCATCAACGGGGCGGTGAGCTATGCCACGGCGACGGGGGGAGGCACCGACATCTCCGGCACCGCCCTCACGCCCAGGACCGGCCTGTCGTTGGCCGCAGGAGCCTCCACACCGGTCGCAGGGATCGCCGCGGAGACACCCGTGGCCTGCCTCACAGCCCTCTCACTGGCCTCCAACGACTGGTATGGCGCCATGTTCGCGCCGACGCTGTCCACCGACATCACCGACCAGCAGTACATCGACAGTGCTGCCTTGATCGAAGGCCTCAACCCGTCGCGGCTGTTCGGCATCACCACGATGTCGGCCACCGTGCCGGATATCACCAACTCCAGCGATTTGGCCAGTTCGCTCGAGGCACTGAGCTATCAGCACACCACTATCCAGTATTCCAGCTCTTCCGCCTATGCGGTTGCTGCGATGCTTGGCCGAGCCTTCACCGTCGACTTCACCGCCAACAACTCGATGATCACGCTGAAGTTCAAGCAAGAGCCAGGCGTCGTGGCGGAATTCCTCAGTGCCAGCCAGGCTGCCGCATTGAAGGCGAAGAACTGCAACGTCTTCGTCAATTATAACAACAACACGGCGATTATCCAGGAAGGCGTCATGTGTGGCGGCTTCTTCTTCGACGAGCGCCAAGGGCTGGATTGGTTGCAGAACAACGTGCAGACCACGCTGTACAACATTCTCTACACCAGCACCACCAAGATCCCGATGACCGATCCAGGCATGCATGTGCTGGTCACTGGCGTTGAAGCAGCGATGATCGATGGGATTAATAACGGGCTGATCGCACCGGGTACTTGGGCGACCAACAGCGTGTTTGGCACGCTAGTGCCTAACCAGTTCCTCGATCGCGGTTATTATGTGTTCTGCCCGCAGGTATCTTCTATCTCTGAGAGTCAACGCGCAGCACGTATCGCCCCGACCATTCAGGCCGCGGTCAAGTTGGCCGGCGCAGTGCACTTCGCCAACTGCATAGTCAATGTGAACAGATAAAAAAGCAGGCGCCCACTCCCTGAGTGCCAGCGCCTGCCACCGCTTTCGTTGACGACGAAATGGGCCAGAACACTCAGCAAGTGTCTGTCTCATGCGGCGCCGGGACCTAATCAGTCGATCGGTCCCTGTCAAGTGCGCTGCTGCCAAAACCCCACCATCAGGTCAACCAGAGGAGTGTCTCAGTGGCACAGGCCTTTACTGCATATTCGTTCCGCGACGTTAATTGCTCCATTGTGGGACCTGGCCTCGCGATCATCCTAGGGCAGGATGCTGGTGTGGGTGAAGCGGGTATCTCGGTCGAATTGATCGAGGACAAAGATACCTTGGTGATTGGTGCCGATGGTGCGCCGATGCACTCGTTGCATGCCGGCCAAGGCGGCAACTTCACCATCCGTCTGCTGAAGGTGAGTTCGCAGAACTTCCTGCTGTCAGCGGCGTACGCCTTCCAATCGGCCACCAGCGCCACGTGGGGGCTGAACACCATCGTTATCACCGACTCCAGCCGTGGTGACGTGACGACTGGGATGCAGTGTGCATTCCGCCGTCAGCCAGCCAACTCGTGGGCAAAAGACGCCAACATCGTCGAGTGGGCGTTCAATGCCGGCCGTGTGTTTGAGACCTTGGGTCCGGGCACCACGGTCGTCTAGTTCGACTAAAAGCGGGGTATTATGAGTGAGTTTGATATCGACGGTACCACGTACCGGACGAACAGGAAGCTGTCGGCTTTTGAACAGCTTCACGTAGCGCGTAGGGTGGCGCCACTTATCACTAGGTTGGTACCGTCTGCCCAATCGTCAGGGGATACCGGGCCAACCTTCCTATCGATGATGGGGCCGATCATCGATGGCTTGTCGCAGATGCCCGATGAAGATGTTAATTACATCATAAACCACTGTGCCTCGGTAGTACAAAGGGCACAGGGCGGTGGCATCTGGGCGCCGATCTGGAACGTGCCCGCTGGTCGGCTGATGTTCGAGGACCTCGACGGCATGCAGCTGCTCCGCATCGCCATTATAGTGATGCAGGAGAACCTAGCAAATTTTATGACCGCCCCAGCCTCGTTATTTCAATCACCTACCCAGACGACTTCCGTCAGCCCCGTGAACTAGTCAGCCTGCCTGACGGTGAGGACTGGCTGCTGCGGCCGGTCATTCGAGGCTTGTGTCAATACGAGTCACTGAAGAATGGGGCGTTAGATTTGGCGGATGTGGCTATCATGAATGATGCGCTGGATGCCTCCGACGAGAACGAGCGTCGGGTGCAGAAAGCCAACATGCCGGGACGCTGACGATGGCTGCTGGCCCACTCGCACTCTCCGCCGTAATTACTGCCGCCGAGGTCTTGGTCGCGGCGCTGATCCGTGTGCCGCGCTACATTAATTCCCAGCACGGCATCATTATCCCTGATTGCATCATTGAGGAAGTCAGCCGCGATACGTTGGAGATCACCGACCATCCGGTTGAACAAGGTGCGAAGATCAGCGACCACGCCTTTAATAAACCAAGGGAAGTGACGCTGCGTTGGTCGTGGTCGAATACTGGTCGCTACGACACCTTTATGCAGGACCAGTACAATATCCTAGCGGCCCTGCAGGCGACGCGGGAGCCGTTCTTTATCTACACCGGCAAGACCCGCTACCAGAATATGCTGGTGCAGTCGCTAGGCATCGTCACCGATTCCTCTTCTGAGTATGCACTCAACGCCGTCATGGTGTGCCGCGAGGTCATCATCGTCTCGACCGCCACCACACAGGTACCGCAGTCGGCGATGGTCAATCCCGCGACAACCGGTGCCAACGTTGGCCGTGGCCAGGTTGCGCTTGCAGGCCCTAACGCCTGATGCCGACCTACGAAATCCCCCTCATCGCATCGCCGCAGTCGTTCACCGTCACCTTGGTGGGGGTAACGTATAGCTTTGCCTTGAACTATCGCAAAGCAAATGCAGGGGTGTTCGGCGCACCAACCGGTGCTGACCGCGAGGTACCCGGCCTGATTATCGATACCAACATCCTGGATAATTGGGTGCTGGATATCTCGGATGCCAGCAATAATCCCCTCGCCTGCGGCATTCCATTAATCCCCGGTATCGACCTGCTTGGTCAGTATGAGTACCTAGGCTTTGGTGGGTCGCTCACTGTTGCTGTCAGCGGTGATCCAGACGGGGTGCCAGATTTCGAGGGGCTAGGCATCTCCGGCAAAATGTTCTTTACGCCGCGATGAGCGACACCGCCCGCCAATGGCTCCGAGCCTGCAGCCTTATCGTCGCTGATCAGCAAGGCAATGGGATTGAGCTGGCTGGTCCTGATCAGCCCCAGGTGCTGCGCATCCGCTTCAATGTCGAGTACTGGATCTCCGGAACGCCAGCCAACATCCGGGCACGTGTCTATAACTTGTCGGACAACACGGTCAACCAGATCCGCGCATTTGCCCGCAAGGACCCGCCGGACTTCGATTCGTTAAAAACCGCCACCTCCGCGCGTGTGGTACTGAAGGCAGGCTACCAAAACAACTTCGGGCTGGTCTTTACCGGCAATATCTATCAGATGCGGGTGGGTCGGGAAAACGCCACTGATACATACATCGACCTTATGGCGGCGGATGGTGACCAAGCGCATAACTACGCGTGGATGAATGAAAGTCTTGACAAGGGCTACACGGCCGAGCGGGTGTACCAGCGCTGCGGCGCCAGCATGCAGGATTTCCAGGTCACCCCGGGTCCTCCGCCTGACGGCTTGGACACCAGTCCGTCTCCACGTGGCAAGGTAATGTTTGGCCCGACCAGGGACCACCTACGCGACTTTGCGGAACAAAACACTTGCACCTGGAATATAATGGGCGGACAGCTGCAGTCGCTGCCGAAGTTTGCGGCCAGGCCTGGTGATGCCGTTGTTATCAATCGCACCACAGGCCAGATCGGTGTACCGCGGCAGACTGAGAACGGCATCGAGGTGACCTGCCTGCTCAATCCGGCAATCCGTTGGGGCACCAAGATCAAGCTGGACAACGCCGAAGTCGCCCAACTGACGCAGGGGGGCACTGTCCCTAATGCCGCTGGTCCGCTGTCGCCGTCGATCTCGGCGGCCAAAAACTACGTGCCACAGCTGAACGCGGATGGCCAGTACATTTGTTTATCTGTGAAGCACATCGGCGATACGCGCGGTCAGGAGTGGTACTCCGAGATCGTCTGTCTCTCCAGCGATCCTAGTGCGCCAATCCCACAGGCCAGACCAGCCGGGTTCCTGCCGCCTGGGGTTCTTGGTGGGACGAGAGCGGGGTAGCGTAGATGGCTGATGCCGTCGTCATACAAGAATTCCTCGCTACCCTCGGCTATCGCGTCGACGAGGCGTCACAGCGCCGGTTTATTGATTCACTAGAGTCGATCGGCAAGACTGTTGCTGGGCTAGGGCTCGGCCTAGTTGGGCTAGCTGGTAC